GTCGGAACTGCAATCGGAGAAAAGAACTTTGAATGAAGCCGTGCAAGGTTTATACAAGCGTTTGGCAAACCGTGAACAAATCGGCAGGGCTGAAAAGGAAATCGCTTCTTTGGAAGAAAAGCGCATTGCCAACAATCAAAAGTTGGCAGACCTTGAAAAATGGGAGTTTACGGCACTCCAATTCCAAAAGGATAAGGATGCGGAGCTGTTGAAACGCATTAACGGAATGTTCAGATATGTATCATTCTCCTTTGTGAACGAACAACTGAACGGAGGCGAAAAACTTACGTGTGTATGCACCGTGAACGGTACACCTTTCCTTGACGTGAACAATGCCGGACAAATCAATGCCGGAATAGATATAATCAATGCCATTTGCACGGCAAAGGGGGTATCTGCACCGATTTTCGTTGATAATGCGGAAAGCGTGAATCAAATAATCCCATCACTCAGTCAGATTATCCGGCTGGTGGTAACTACGGACAAAGAACTAACCATTAAATAAATGCGATTATGACACAGCAAGCGACTACAGCCATACAACAGGCTGCAAATGGTGGGCAGGTAGCTACTCAAAGAAAGCCTGTAGATATTCTTAAAAGCATAATGAATGCCGAAAGCGTACAAGAACAATTCAAAAATGCGCTTGGTAAAAATTCGGAAACATTCGTAGCCTCTGTAATTGACCTATACAACGGAGATAGCAATCTGCAACTATGTAATCCTAAACAGGTGGTAATGGAAGCATTCAAAGCTGCCACGTTACATTTGCCAATAAACAAGGCTTTGGGCTATGCTTTCATTATCCCGTTCAAAAACTCCAAAAAGGATGAAAAGGGCAACTGGATTAAAGTGTATGAGCCGACTTTTCAAATGGGCTATAAGGGTTATATTCAGCTTGCCATGCGCACGGGACAATACCGTACCATCAATGCGGATGTGGTGTATGATGGTGAGTTGCGCAAGGTAAACAAACTGACCGGGGAAATAGCCTTTGACGGTGAAAGGAAAAGCGATAAGGTGATAGGCTATTTCTGTTACTTTGAACTTATGAACGGCTTTAGCAAGACTTTGTACATGACAGTGGAGCAAATGGCAAACCATGCAAAGCGATACAGTAAAGCCATCACAAGCGATAAGGATGTAACGGTTGAAAAGTTGCTGAATTTGGCTAATTTGCCCGTTTCTCTCGATAGCAACAAGGTTGGTTGGATGGGTAACTTTCACGGAATGGCACAAAAAACCGTTATCCGTAATTTACTGAGTAAATATGGCTATTTGTCCGTAGAAATGCAAAATGCCATCACCAATGACTACGAGGGTGACGAAACTTCACAGCGTGAAATATTGACCGACAATTACGCAAACAAACAGTTGATTGATGCGGAAGATGTGAGCTTTGAAAGCGTGTCAAGCGAGCAACAAATGGAAACTATTGACCCCGGATATTGATAGCGTATGAAGCTGATTGTTCTTGGTTCAAGTAGTAGCGGAAACTGTTACATTTTGGATAACGGTAAGGAGGCTTTGATTATAGAGGCAGGCATCCGTTTCCAAGAAGTCAAGAAAGCGTTGGATTTCAATCTGAGAAAAGTTGTAGGGTGTGTGGTAACACACGCCCACAACGACCACGCCAAATATATTAAGGCAATGGTGGATAGTGGATTTCACACGTTGGCATTACGGGAGGTATGGACTGCAAAGGGCGTTTGGGATTCCCGTTCTTTGGTGGTTAAAAGAGGGCAAAGGCTATAAGATGGGTAATTTTAAGGTACTTCCTTTTCCTGCTTGCCATGATGTGCCATGTGTCGGCTATCTGATAGACCACCCCGATATGGGAAAGATGGTATTTCTTACCGATAGCTGTATGTGCGAATATCAGTTCAAGGGGCTTAACCATGTGCTGATAGAGTGCAATTACTCTGATAAGAAGCTCATTGAGGCGATTACAGCCGGGCGCACGTTGCCCTCACAGCGTGAACGTCTGCTTACCTCACACATGGAGCTTACTACGTGCAAGGGTTTTTTGGAAGCAAACGACTTATCCCATGTTTCGGAAATCGTGCTTTTACACCTTTCCGAGAATAATAGCGATGAGCCTTATTTCATATCGGAAGTGGAAAGGCATACGGGGAAAGTGGTTTATGCGGCAAAGCCGGGTTTAACGATTGATTTAGACAGAATATAAGGATATGGCTAAACTCCAAGTAGAAAAGAGAAACGGGTTATTTGATTTGAAGCCTCTATACGAATGGATGCGTAACGCTTTGGATGGTATCTATAGGATAGAGGTTAAGAAAGTCAGAAAGCCACGTTCTTTAGACCAAAACGGGTGGTTGTTCGGGTGTATTTACCCTATCCTTTTAGACGCTCTTTTGGAAGCTGGTTGGGAGTTCGTTTCAGTAGAACAAGTGCATGAGTTTTTTAAGGCTCAAATGACGGCTGACAAAGTGGTAAATAAGCACACGGGGGAGATTATAGAGTTCCCGTGTTCTACAGCCACTATGGACACGGTGACATTCTCCACCTATTGCGAAAAACTGAGGGAGTACGCCAAAGAGTTTCTGAATGTGGATATTCCCGACCCAGATAAATATTGGAGAAGCCATGAAAAGAATACCTAACAGCGTGGTATCTGAGCTGATACGCTTAGTGCCCATTTTGATAGCAAATATTCCACCCGGACAAAGTACGAGAGTGGATAACGCAATAAGATTAACAAAGAAGATTATCAACAAATTAAAAACATTGAAAGATGAAAGTAGAAATTGAAGAAAGCAAGTTGCAAACAGCTTATGCAAATGCTTGTGATGGAGTTAAGGATTTTATGGAAAGCCTGTTTGGAAAGAAGGTGTTTGAGGCTGCAAAGCCCACGTTGGACGATTACAAGACTATCCGCACGTATGAGGATGCTTGTGTGGCGTTAAAACAAGATGCAATAAGAGTGGATAGTGTGAATAGAGATACTACCACAGTTTTAACCAATGGAGGTGATAGGGTAAATATGCCATCCCATATTGTTGCTCTTATGAAATTAGAAACTATTAGTCGGGCTTTGTGGGGTAGAGATTTCCAGCCAAAGCCGGATGGAGAGGGAAGCAAAGTGTATTGGTATCCGTGGTTTGCTTTGTATACTAAGAAAGAAATTAATGATATGTATCCCGAACAAAGAGGTGCCCTTTTGTCTGCTGTGCGATTATGGTGCGGATGCGGGTTTCGGTTTTCTGATGCGTCTTGTCGTTCCTCGTTTGCGTCTGCGCACTTGGGTTCCGCTTGTGCCAAGAAACGGAAGAAAAGGCTAAGTATTTCGGGCAGCAATTCATTGAACTTTGGGCTGAATATTTGAAATTCAACTTTACCGTTGGAAATCGTTTGAAATAAAAGTGTGTTTATTAAACATATTATTAACTAAAAACAAGGTGAAATGAAAGACATCATGTTAGCCGATACCCCGGTGGAACAAAGGGCACAGATTCTACGTGATAGCTGCGACCAAATTGTAGAGCGTAGCTACACACGCAAATTCGACCAAGAAGAAATCAACGAAAGGAGGGCAGACCTCGCTAACGTGGCGATTCAAAAGGCGGATTTGGAACAATCATTAGCGGAAATCAGAGCCGATTACAAAGGCAAAATCAAGCCTTTGGAGGAACGCATAGTTAAACTTCGTGACGAACTGAAAGCTGGGGGCGATTGGATTAAGGGCGACTGTTTCAAGTTTGTAGATGAGGAAGAAAAAATGGTTGGCTTCTACAGCCCGGAGGGTTATTTGCTGGAACAACGCCCCATGACACAAGACGAAAGGCAGCGTAACGTGTTCCGTGCTATCCGTGCGGATAAAACGGGTACAGACGATTAAGTATTAATAATTAAAACATTTCAAAATGGAAAATCAAGAAAAAGGATTAACCGTGAACATCGGTGAGTACAAGGGTGAAAAACCTATCGAAGTAGTGTACAGAATTGGTAATGCTCCTAAAGCATTGGACGAATTGCCCATTAAGCAACCGGAAAGTATTTCTGTATCAGGTGTTATCAGAACTCCGTTAGATTGGTTGGAAAAGCGTATTGACACCATCGACCAAAAGCGTGCGAATATTAAGGTAAACCGTGAGAAAATGAGTATCACGCTTACCGTGAATGAGGATGATTATTACACCAAAAACACCTTTGTAGGTACGGTGGAATTATCGGAAGTCTTTTCAAAGTTCGGTATCAATGACGGAGAATGTGGCTGGATTCCGGCTAAACTGGGGCAGTTCCTGCGTTTGAATCGTGGCGTATTCATGCAAAAAGAAGATTGTATGAAGCTCGTTTCGGTATTAAAGAACTTCACGGCTAACGCCAAGACTGAAATTCAGAAACAGCGTGACCCGTCCGGCTCTATGGCTGAGGTGTACCGTTCACAAGTAGAAAGTAATTTGCCCAAGAGTTTCACGATTAACATCGCCATTTTCAAGGGAACTGCAAAAACACCTATTGAAGTTGAGTTCGACCACTATCTTTCTAATGGTGATGTGTTGTTGCAACTTGTTTCGCCCGGTGCTAACGAACTGGCAGAGGACTATAGAGATAAGTGTATTGACGAGGTGTTAGACGGCATTCGTGCCATTGCCCCGGACATTGCTATTCTTGAAATCTAAATACTATATCGTGGGGGAGAAATCCCCCACTTATAACAGCTCATAATATGGCTAATAAAAAAATCATACCGCCTATGCCTTTCGATGCCACCGCTTGGTTATCCAACAATGCGGCTATGAGGTTGTCATTTGCTTGTAAGGGCTTGTGGCTGGATATGCTTTGCTGTATGTGGGTGAGTATAGAGCGTGGGGTTATGCTGAAACCTATTGGCGGTGCGTACACGGTTGATGAATTAGAAGCCCTCTACGGAAGTGGAACAAAGGAGCTGATAGAATCATTGATTAACGCTGAATTATTGTCTGTAAGGAATGATGGGGCTTTGTACAACGCTGATATGGTTAAGATGGAATCAATACGGGTAAAACGGTCTGAGGCTGGGAAAAAAGGTGGTGTAACTATGGGTAAACGGATATTAGCCAAAGTTGATGCGCTTGTGGAAACGCCACCGACAGAAATGCCACATACACCTTCCCCAACGGCTGAAACGCAACACGGGGCGCAAGCAGACCTATTTCCCGATGATTTGCCGGAGAATCCACCGCCACTGACTGATGAACAACAGCGGAAGATTGCAAAAGCCAAGAAGTACAATTATGCTGATTACGTTACTTTGACACGTGATGAATACGCAAAATTATGTACCGAATATGGCGAAGAAGCCGCTAAAGCGATGATTGATATTCTCAACAATTACAAAGGTTCTAAAGGGTAAGAAGTATAAATCCGATTA